CGACTACAAAAAGTTTACCGATGGTAAAGAAACTTTACTTGAACGGTCAAAAAACTTTACCGAAACTGGTAAAAAAACTTTACCTAACAATAATACTAACAATAAGAATACATTTATAAGGCCTACGGCTGAACAAATAAATGAATATTCTAAGGAAATTGGATTTACTTTAGATGGCTCACAATTTATAGACCATTACGAAGCAAGAGGATGGTTAATAGGTAAAAACCCTATGAAGGATTGGAAAGCAGCAGTAAGAACATGGAAGAGAAATAGCAATCAGTTTACACCTACTACACAACAAACAACTAAAATCAGCCTTAAATAATGGAATTAGTAACACTACCACAGAGCAGAGAGTTAGAGAAAAGCATACTTGGAGCAATATTGATGGATAAAAGAACATTACCATTAGCAGTCGGACACTTAAAAACAGAAGTATTTTATGATTTAGGGCACCAAAAAATCTTTGACATAGTAAAAAAGATGTACGATGATGGAGTTTATGTAGATATAACTACCCTAAACCAAAAACTTAAAGATGATGAGTCTTATAAAGAATTAGGAGGTGCTTTTTATCTATCTAAGTTAACTGATAATGTAACTGGTTTACACAATGTCAATAGCCATATTGAGATGCTAATTGAAGTTTACAAGAAAAGAGAAGCATTTATGTTGTTTAAGCAAAGCGAATATGAATGCTTAGACAACGATAGTCAAGCTATAGATTTACTTTCTGCAGTAAATAGTAAACTTATAGCTTTACAAGAGTATGGAAATATCCATGAAAAGACAATAACAGATGTTATTTTATCGTTAAACTATTCAAGAGACAAGGCACAAAATGGTGAATTATTAGGTTATGATACTGGATTTAAGGAACTTAATAACACATTAGCTGGATGGTGCAGACCAGACTTTGTAGTGATTGCTGCAAGACCAGGAATGGGTAAGACAGCTTTCATGCTTTCAAGTATTTACCACCTATGTATCTCAAATATGATTCCTACAGCCATTTTTAGCCTCGAAATGAGCTCCGAGCAGTTAGTTGAAAGGTTAGAGTCAATTACGAGTGAGATACCCTTAAAACGCCTTAGAATGAATAATTTGAATGATGCAGAAAGAAAGATACTACTAAAAACTGATGATAAGATATTACTTTCCCCTCTACATATTGAAGATATGGGCGGTATAAGTATTTCGCAACTTAGAGCAAAGGCAACCATTATGAAGCAGAAGTATGGCATTAAAGTAATCTTTATCGACTACCTACAGCTTATGAGTGGACAAGGCAAAAACAACCAAAACCGAGAGCAGGAGGTGAGTTTAATAAGCAGAAGCCTTAAATCCTTAGCAAAAGAGTTACAAGTACCAATTATCGCCCTATCTCAATTATCTCGTAGAGTAGAGGAACGAGGAGATAAGATGCCACAGTTATCTGACCTTAGAGAATCTGGTTCTATCGAGCAAGATGCTGACGCAGTTATTATGCTGATGAGGCCTAATTACTATGAGATGACTAACCCAATAGAGATTGGAGGAACTGAATATTCTACTAATGATTTGGTTATCTGTAAGGTTGAAAAGAATAGGCATGGCACAACAAAAAACTTGCCGCTTAGATTTTTACCAGAAACAATGACATTTATTGACTATACAAATTAACCTATGACACCAAAACAAAAAGCAGAAGAATTAATTGCTAAAATGACAAGACCTATAAATGATGATTATTATGTAGACTACAATGATTATGCTAAAGAATGTGCATTAATAGCTGTAGATGAACTATTACAAGCTACTAAAAGATATGACTATACTTTAGGCCCTAACCCAAGCTATAATGATTATTGGTTAAAAGTTAAATACCAGATAGAACATCTATAAATGGGTAAGCATAATGGCTATAGGAACAGACGTAAGTTCGAGATAGAAGAGGCTCGTAATGCTGATGGTACCTATCAAGCTATTAAGTTGTTTGCCAAGAACACCAAGATTTTAGTAATACAGATGCCTACAGCATTATTAGATGGTTTTATGTGGTTAGAATACGAAAGAGACAACCAACCTTCTGGTATAGCTGATAAAAATGTAGAGTTCTTTGCTATTAACTTTGATTTAAGGGATAGGATATACTTTATGAGGTCAGAAATGCTTAGAAAAAAGGCTCGTAGGTACTTTAGAGTGAACAATACTAAGGTAGAAGGAAACGTCAAATATGTGCAAGTTCCAATAGAGGAGATGATTCGTTATGTATAATATATATAAATATATTGTAACTTTGGTTTATGGCAACATACAAAACAGCTTCCGAGCTGACCAAAATGATGATTGACTATTTAGGACAAAGAGGGATGGAAGTATGGAGAAATAATAACCTTGCTGTAAAAGGTAGGGCGTTTATTGGTAGGAAAGGAGTTCCAGATATAATCGGTTATGATAAGAAACATGGTCAGTTTGTAGCTTGTGAGATTAAGAAGTTAGGCGATAGGATTAGTCCAGAGCAGTTTACTTTTTTAACTCAGTTAGGATTAGCAGGAGGAGCAAGTATGTTATGTAGCCAGACATCAGATGAAACAATAAAATTAGAAATATTTAAAGATGGCGAAACTAAAATCTTCAGCTGGAGGGAATCAGAAAAAGAATTTCGGGAAGCGAAAAATGGGTAGGGCTAAAAAATCTTACAATAAACACAGTCCGAAGCCTAAACAATACAGAGGCCAGGGCAGATAAAAATTAAATTATGGAAAACTTAGAATTAGAAAACAAAGAAGAAAAAGTAGTAAAAGCTACAAAGAAAGCTAAAGAGTTTGTATCTAACGAGACAATACAGCTTATTCAAGACATCTTGGATGATGGTACTGTAGACTTAAAGTGGAGAGAAGCCTTAAAAGCACAAGTAAAAAAATATAAAAAAGATGCAGAATAACTACGAGTACGATTCAGTCGTTGAGAATGTTATCAATCGTTTAAAAGACAGAGCAAGGATTGGCTTTGAGAAATACGGAACCGACCTTGACAGAAATGACCTAATAACAGAACAATGGATTGAACACGCTATAGAAGAGGCATTAGACTTTAGTCTTTACCTCACTAAGTTAAAAGAGCAATTAAAAAAAAGTTTATAACAATAAAAACCAAACAAAATGTCTAAATCAAAAGAACTCTACCTTGGGAGATGCTTTACACTAACAACAGCATTCGGTAGTTTAAGAAAAATCTCTTTAGGGCCAGATGACTTACAAAAGTTAAATGACTTTGCTAAAGATAACAAAGGATGGGCTAACATCTTAGTAAAGATGAAGAAGTCTCACAATCCTGGTGAATCAGATTTCTATGTAGAAATTGACCCATGGAAGCCAGATGGCGAAGTAAGAGAAAAACTACCTTTCTAAATTAACTATTATGAAAAATATACTTGAAGCAATGGTTGGACTGATAGCATTAATGGTAATGGTTTATGTACCATTTGCTTTCCTTATTGCAGAATGGAATCCTATGTTTTGGCATTTAACCTTTAGAGGTTTATATGTACTTTCTATTGTAGGTTTAGTTACATTTGCAGTGAAAGAGTACCAAAAAAAGTAAAGTGTTGTGTTTTGTAGATAAATAGGTGGCCCTCCATATTCTTATGGGGGGTTCTTTATTATAAAAAAAGCCCCAGATTTTACCTATATTTGTATTGCTCTACGGAGAAGGGTTATGGAATGTACCAGATTCTACGACTAAAACTTATTGGCTAAGGATGAAGCAGTACTGGTACTACTGTGGATTCTGAGGCCATTTTTATTTTATGAAAAGTAAAGAATATTTAGACAAATACATTGTATATGAAAATGGTGATGTATATAGTAAAAAATACAAAAGATTACTTAAGACCAGAATAAATCATAATGGTTATACTTGTGTTACAGTCAATTATAAACAAACTTCATTACACAGAATAATTGCACTATTATTTATAGACAATCCTTTAAACAAAAAATGCGTAAACCATATAAACGGAATAAAGTCTGATAACTCTGTTTTTAATTTAGAATGGTCTACACATTCAGAAAATAATAAACACGCTTATAGAACTGGATTAAAAAAGCCTACTCCAAGATTAAATAATAAAATTGTTATAAATACAATTACTAAACAATTATATAACTCAGCAAAAGAAGTATTACCACTAACCAATTTAAAATATAATAGTTTTACAAATAGGCTTAATGGCGTTGTAAAAAATGACACCATATATGAATACTATAAAACCCCCAATTAAGGGGGTTCTATATACCAAAACCAACCAAACACCTATGAGAGAGCATCTTAATTCTGTTTATTAGAACTATCATAAAATTTAGTTAAAACTGAGCCATAAAGCATAGCTTGATACCTCATTATAAAACTATTCATTGATTCGTTCACATAGAAGTAATCTTCATTTGTCATATACACAAAGCACCTTTCATCATTCTCCTCATCAGCAGTAACGCTAACTACTTGATAAATGTTGATATAAGCATCTGATTCCTCTGAATTATCTTGGAACTCATAGCTTTCATCTTCATCTTCTGTCAGTTGTATGATGTGCATTAACATTTGTGATACTATTTTTAAGAACAGTTAATCGCAATTCTCTAACAATCAATTCAAGCCTTGCTTCTAAATTGCTTTTCTCCTTCATTAATTGGTCAATCTTTACGTCTACTTCTCTGCTCATACAAATTTACGATTTAAATAATACTGAAATAAAAAGTGCATACTGCATTGATAATCAATGTAATACACACTTTAAAATATTTACTAAGCTATTGTTACTTCTTAGGTAACCTAATAATCTTACTGCCTAAAGGCATCGGAACAAATATAGCAACTCTTCCGCCATCTAACACCACTCCGCAGCCTAATGTTGGTCTTTTGGGGAAAGGTCGTGAATATTCCATAGCATAGGCATCTATATCAATACCACAGCCTACGTTCATGCCGAATATCATGTCCTTATCAGATGATGAGTATAAAACCCCACCAAAACTATGGATATGACCTATAACAGTTGATTGTCGAGCATCTCTTGCTCTGTTGATTGCACCAGCTTGTCCAGAACTTCCAGTGCCATGAGTATATAGAACACCGTCTATTTCCCATTCTAAGGCCCATTTCCAGCCTTTAGGAGCATCCCATGCTTGTTCGTATGATTTAATAAATCTCTCTGGTAAACCGCTTGTTTGAGCCTTTCTTTTATGTAGGGCTGAGTGATTACCGATACAGACTTTTACGTTAGGGAAAGCCTTGTACCATTTATACATAGCTGCTTGAGCTAAATCAGCTTCATATCCAGCTCCATGACCGTCTGGTTTTGATTCGTGATAACTGATTGCATGATTGTCTACTTCATCTCCGATATGTACTACTTCGGAGCATTGAAACTTGTTAGCCACTTCAAGGCAAAAGTTCCTATAAAGTGGATGACAGAATGGTTCGTGAGTATCGCCTATGACTAAGACGTTTTTCTTGCTCATATTGGTTGGTTTGGTTAGTCTCTATGGTTGGCATAAACAGTTTTATTATTTACTTTTAAGGCATCTAAAACTTGCTTTCTGTTCTTACCTAAGTTGTAGCTTACATGAACCCATGAGTAATTAAACTCATTTATTAGCTGGTCAAATTCAAGGTTATTTTTGATATACTCAAATATCTCTTTATTGGTAACAGACCCCATACCATCCATATCAATATCTGCTGCTTTTCCCTCGCAGTGCTGTGACTTTAAGCTACCACTAATGTAATGATTGAGAACTTTGCTTCTATATCCAGATGATAAAATGAGAGGGCCGAACTTCATTCTAATAGGCTCTAATACTCTTTCGCAAAGTATTTTAATATTCTGTATATGTTCTGGGGTTGGCTGATTAGACACACCATGTCTTTTAGCTGATTCGCTACGAGTAAATTCTGCTAAAGTAAAATGTGCTGTTAGTCTCATGGAGCACTAAATTAGGATTTTTTATTAAACTGCTTTTTTAAGAAGCCGTACATCTGCATTCCTAACCAAGCAATAGTCATTAAATAAACTATTGATTGTAGCAAAGGATTTATTTGCACAATCCCAAAAATATTAAGCCATGATACGGCTGTAAATGTTATTCCTACTGGAGTTAAATCTGAGTTCAAATCGTTAAAGTTTGACATGGTTATTTCTTGTTAAAGATTGTTGTTACTACACTTGCTGACAATAAAGTAGCAGAATACATAAGCAATGAATCAAAAGCAGTTTGAGACAATAACGCTGTAAATATCCCAGTTATTGCACATAACAAAGAAAGCATACCAGCTACCCTTTTTGAACTAACTTCTGAACCTCCAGAAAACATATCCTTTATAAACTTTATCACTTCTTTCCTATTTTAAAATACAAGCTACCAGAGTAACTCATATTATTATTTTTATTAATATTAAGATTAAGACCTATTAGAGCCTTATTTTTGGCATTTAGCATCAAACCAGGACTTAGTACTTCTAAGCCATTAGATGGGCTAAAATCGCCTCTTATGCCATAATAAAGCCTATACTTGGCTTTCTCTGCATAATACTCCTTAACATAGATGGTTTTTTCGGTAATCTTGGACTTAAAAGACCTCGATTTGATACGATTTTGGCTGATGGTATCATTAATCACAAAGATATTAGAATCTTGTTTAATAGTGTCAGAATAAGCTCTGCTTACGTTGTAATCGTACATGATTAAAGCTGTGTCATGAATAGTAGTCGTATCAACATCTATAATGACAAAAGGGATAGAATCTCCCTTTATGTACGTTTTTCTGTACGTTTTTAAGTACACTGTATCATGTATCTCCTTAATCTTATTGTAGTTACTCATATCACTAAAGTCAGCCTTTTTATCGGTCTTATGACATGATTCATAGGCAAATACGCCTAAGAAAAAGAATCCAATGATAAGTATATAGTCTCTAAGATGTTTCATATTACGCTAAAGTATAATCTCCAGTTCCTTGTAAACTAACAGAATATGTTGCAACACCCTCAACTGGGCCATCTATTGATACTGATTCTATATTACAAGTACCACTAATTACTTTGCTGTCAACTGTAAAAGTTACAGAAATTTGGGTAGCATTCTTCTGGTCTGTAAGCATATCAAAATAGTCATAATCATTTAAGGTAATAAGCCCATCACAACTAACTGACCATCCATTAAAACCATACATATATTCCTTTTTCTTATTAGATGATTTGTTTGTAACATCAAGTTGGTCTGATGATACTTCCAATGAGCAAGATGTAGAAGCTGCAAATACAGTTCCTGCCTTTCTTAAAATTACATTTGTTCCGTTAATTGCCATTTTTTATATTTTTATTATTTATGATATAGTATATGCTCCAGTGCCTTGTAATGATATTGAATAAGTTGAAACACTTTCAAGTGGGCCAGTAATATTAACTGATTGTATATTAGCTGTTCCTTGTATTGTATATGTAGTGCTTGTTCCTATAGCGAATTTTACAATTATAGGATTTCTTGCTAACTGAGCATCTAACATATCTTTATAATCATAATCTCCTAAAGTAATTAATCCATCACAATTAAGAGACCATGAAGCTGTATCAACTTTAAACTCTTTAAACCATGCAGAAGTAGCTGATGTTACGTTTGCTTGGTCTACACTTACTTCAAAAGAGCAGTTAGTAGAAGCCGCAAATGGAATATTTGTTGTTCCATCGAAGTAATATAAAATTACGTTTGTACCTAAAATTGCCATAATTATTTATTTTCTATAAATTCAAGTGTCTGTGTTGAAGCATCATCAACAGTAGTTGATTCTATAATTTGTAATTGATTAACTTGTTCTGTATAAGGTTCAACATCTAATCTGTTAATAACAAACTTTTTACCATTATAACTAAATGGGCCAGTAGAGGAGTCTGCAACAGTTAAAAATTTATTTGGTGATAAAAGTCCAACAGCATTATATACCCTTCCTAAATCACCTTCTAAAGTAGCTATGTTCTTATTTAAAATATTAGATAAATCTCTTGCTACTAAATATGGTAACATATCATAAAAAGTAGATGTATCACTTTGCTTATACCATAATGTCCATGGTTGGAAAGGATTATTACCAACTTTAGTGCCTTTAATTAATAAACCATTATTTGATGCACCATAATTAATAGTCTTATCATTATTAACATCAATTAAACCAAATTTAACATTTATGTTCTTTTCATTTGTCGCAGTACCTATTGACCTAATAATGTCAAGAGATTTATAGTTTGTACTATCTTGTTCTTGAGATAATACAAAATCTTTTAAAGTAATAGATTTAAAACCGATAAAATTAGCGGCTGAACTTCTAATTTCAATACTCATAAATCCTTCCTTAGTATACATTTTTATTTCTTGCTCTTTTTTAAAGAAATCATTAGCTGCAGTACCAAAACTTATGTAATTACTTGTTGTTTGCCAAGCTGTAGCTTCTGTAGTGCCAGATGGATAGTAGTAATAGGCTGTTCCGCCACTATATAATATAATTCTATAATCGTATGTAAAAGAAAAAGAAGCCTCTGTTTTAAAGTAAAATGACATACGAGCTATTGGCATATTTATATATGGTAGATAATCGTATGAACCAACAGAACCAGTAGTATAAAATCTAAACTCGCCATTATAACCAACTGGAATTTCTATTCTTACCTCATTAGATAAATTAGAGCCAGAATTAGTAACATTTAAGTCTATTTCTGGAACTTGCCTATATAATGTCCACCCAGTTACAGTATCTGGATTTGTAGATGCGTTATAACTTTTAAACCTACCATTAAATATAAAATCTTTATTATATGTATATTCTCCAGATACAACTACTTTATTATATCCTTTTTTAATGTTCTTTATTTGACCATTATTAATAAAGTAAAAATTACTTGTACCATAAGAATATGGATTTATAGACATAGCATTAGATAATGTTCCATAAGAATCATAACTAAATGAACCTCCGCTAACTAAATATCTTGTATAGTAATTGCTACTATTAATGATTTCAGTACAAGGAACCATCCAAAAATTACCTTCAGCTTGGAAGAATCTGCATCCAAAAGCAACAGCAATAGCTTCTAATATATCATAATAGTTCTCCCCTTGTATATCTCTTGGATAAATAAAAGTTTGATTAAATGGCTCATATCTACCAGCAGGAGCTGTACTTCTATCATTCATGCCATAAGCAAAGTAATTACAAGCTGAATAAAAATAACTATCACCACCATAGCCTAATTGAGTTATAGCATCAGCTATAATACCAGCTAATCCATAAGCACCATTAGTATTTATATCTTGACTAAAAGTCTTTTGTTTTAAGAAGTGTAACCCATCTACGCAAGGAATAGTCATATACTTAACTCCAGTTGTAAATGATAATTCTATATAATCTGATAAGATAAATCCTTTAAACAATAAAAAACCAGCGTAGTAAATTGTTACATAATATAGCCTATCATCATATGTTAACACATTAGGTAAATTACTAATATCAGCATCTGTTTCTAATGCTATAGAAATAGTAGCAGTCATTGGTACAAGTCCAGGCTCTAAATCATCAGAACTTGGGTTATTGTTTACTGTAATTGCTGAAGCTGTATAAGACACTGGAGTAATACTACCAACAGTCTCTTTGTATATATATGCAACTACGCTTGTTCCAGTATTTCTACCAGCTTGTGTTATTTCGTATGCTAATTGGTATGACATTACGCTAAATTAATATTTTGTCCTTTAAGTTTAGAAGATTTTTGAGCCTTTTGAACAGACAATAATAAATCTTGTCCTCTAAGTACAAAAGTACCGCCTCCACTTCCGCCAATCATGTCTTTTAATTTATCTAAAGGAGCAATTACCTCTGGATTAGAACTTGCACCAGGATATTCTCCTACCATACCTAATGTTGGGCCAGATACAATACCTCCATTGGCAAACTTAGACGCTTTATCTGCTACTAAATTTTTAAGAGCTGTACCTGCTGCAATGGCAGCTATACCTACTGGTATTGCAAGAGGAGCTAATGCACCTCCAGAAGCAAATAACGCTTTAATTGTTATAAATAATTTAGACAATGTTATTAATTGAGTTCCAAGTTGTATTAAGGTATCTCCTAAAAAATTAAAAAATGGTTTTGCATCAGTATCTACACCACTAAAAATATTACCAAGTTGAGTTCCAATTTCTACAAGAACATTAGTTTGCAAACTTCTAAGTGCATCATTCATGTTTTTTAAAGCATCTGCTGCTCTAAGTGCATCAACGTCTAATACTTGTAACTTCCCATTTAATTTATCAAAAAATTGTAACAAAGCAGGGAACATTCCAGTTCCAAAAGAAAAAGCCATTAAAGCTCCAACTTTAGCCATTTGTTGTGTTATAGCTTCTTGTTGAGCTACTAAATTACCTTTATTTAATCTTAGTTGAATATTTAATTGTGATTCTATTAAATCAACTTGATTCTTGCCAAATTTTTCTTGTTCTCTATATTCTTGTTCATTTCTTTTCTTTTTTTCTTTTCTTGTCTTAGCATCTTGATTAAGCAACTGCTCTTGCATAGCTTGACTTAAAAGAAGAATTTGGTCTGAATATTCTTTATATACAGCTTGATTTAAAATAGCTTTTTGCTTTTCATCATATTCGCTATATTCAATCTTTTTTAATGATAGTTGCCTTTCAGCCATAGCAAGTTGTTCTGCAACTTGATATTTTTTATTAGCATCCTCATCATACAATTTAAGTTCTAGTTTTTTTGCATTAACTGTATCTTGTAAAACTTGTAAATTAAAATCTTGTGTTTGTTTTAACCTAGCTTTTTCTTCAGATTCACCTTTATTATTTGGCTTACTAGCATTATATTTAGAAAACGGATTTAATAATAATGCTTTTGTATTTCCTTTTCTTAAATCTTCTAATTGCCTAAGTAGTGTTTCATTTGCTATAATCTCAGTTTGTAATCCCTGCAATTCAGTATTACCCATAAACCAGTTAATAGGATGAACGCCTCTATTTGCTTTATTAGTTTCTATAGCAAGATTATTTCTTCTTTCTATTTGACCAATAGTTATTTCAGCTATTCTTTTACCAATAACTTCTTGCATTTGTTGTTGCTGTATAGCTTCTGTATAAAGATTAATTGCAACTATAGCATCACCTATTGTCTTTATCTTTTTACCTTGTGCCTCATCTACTTCGGTAATTGCTTGTTTTGCTTCTTCTAATGCTTTATTTCTAATACTTTCTGTACTATTTACATCAAGCATTACATCGACTAATCCTTGTAAATTTGATATTTGACCATTTGTATAGTTCAATGTATCTTTTATCTCTTTGTTTGTTTCTTTTAATGCTTTTCCAAAATCATTAGTTGTTTTAGTAGCACCAAACATACCCATATCAAAAGCTGTAATTGCGGCAACCAATGCAGAAAATCCAAAATACGCAGCACCAGTACCAGAAGCCATAGTACCAAATAATGCTGGTAAATTGTTTTGAATACCTCTAAAACCAAAAGGTAAGTCCTGCACAATTAAGGATAATGCCGACCATTGTTTATTTGAGTCTTTTAAACCACCTGCAGCACCGCCAATAGCATTTCCTGCACCTTTAGCAGCGTTTTGTGTAGCTGTTAAAGTAGTTTTTAAGGCATCCAAGTTCATTTGTAAAATCTTAACAGAAGCACTTGTAGGCTTTATACCAGCACTTACAAGTTTTATCATATAAGTTTCAAGAGCAGCTATCTCTTTCTCAATATTCTTAACACTTTGACCAAATAACTGATTAGAAGCCTCAATCTTTTTTATAGTAGCTGTATACTGGTCAGTGGCTTTAATTATAATTTCTACACCTTCATTAGTCGCCATTATTATACTGGTTTAATATTTTCGTATTTTTTTAGTACCTTCTCTAACTCTTCGTTAGTCATTATCTTAACATTCTTCTTTCTATTCCTCTTATCGCAATCTAACTCTAAAAGTTCAGTAGGTCTTACCTTCTTGCCTTTAGGTAGCTGCATATTGACAAGGATAGTAGTTTGCCATCTTGACCTTACCCATTCTTGCTCCTCTTTGTGCCTATAACCATACCAAACAAAGTCTAATTCAGCCATGGTCATCTCCCAAAACAAATGGGGAAGTATTTGACACTCCCCCATTGTATATCTTTCTATGTCAATCCATTCTAATTTTTTTTTTCTTCACC